CTACAAGACCAGGCGTACGTTGCAGGAAGTACGGGCAGAATACCCCAAGTTTGAGCTTGATGAGTGGACTATAGGCAACGAGAACCCCGATGAATTCGGGATGGATGTCTATGATTACTACGACCGGGAACAGAACTGTGTGGTGATCCAGGGTAAGTTTGCGAAGAAGCCTCAGGAACATGGAGCTGACCGGGTACCAGTATTCCTGGGTATGGTTGGAGCCCAGCCGCCCTTGCAGGGACGCTTCAACGGCCGGCTCGATCCTGACATGATCGCTGATTATGGTGAGTCTTTGTTTCGTTCCAACCGGGAACTGTACGAGAAACATAACTTCACGATGTCAGTCATGCTGGAGATGGTTGCCAGAGCCCAGAAGCAGGGCTTGATAGTGCGTTCTAGGGACGGATCGAAGACTCTGGACGAAGATCCGTACCGCGCTGGTACTGAGATAAGTCTCGGTGAGGGCGAGAATGTAGAGCCTTTAGGGTTGCTAGAGATAGCTAAAGAGACTGGCGCCTATATGGGTGTCGTAGCTGGTGAGATACAACGTGGTTCGCTGCCATTCTCGGTATACGGTGAGCTTGAATTCCAGCTTTCTGGGTTCGCTATCAATACTTTGAGGCAGGGTATCCAGACGGTCATCGAGCCGCGTATCGATGCTCTGAGAGATTGTTACCGTCAGATATCGAATATGCTAGCTGACCAGTATGCAAGCGGAACATTCGATGCGATCGAGCTTTCTGGTTGGGCTAATAACCGTCAGTGGTTCAGTGATGAGATCACCTACGAGATGATCGATGGGGTAGGTGCTCCTGAGATCGACTTTGTAGGTAACCTACCACAGGACGAGATGACCAAGATGAGCATGGCGCAGATGGCCCGTGAGGGCCCACAGCCTTTGCTGCCTGACGTGGTCATACGAGATGAGATCCTGGGACTGCAGTCTGCAGACGAGATAGAGAACCAGATCAAGGAGCAGATGGGCGAGCGTATGCTGCCTGAGGCTGCTTTGTGGTCTATCTTGAAGGCTACAGAAGACCGTGGACGTCCTGATCTGGCCCAGTTCTACATGGGCCAGCTGCAGGAAGTATTGATGCAGAAGCAGCTTATGCAGCAGCAGATGATGATGCAGATGCAGGGCGGCGGTCAAGGACAAGCTCCCGGCGCTCCCGGTCCTGGTGTGCCTCCGCCGGGTCCGGGTGCTCCTTCTCCTGGTGGCGCAGGGCCAGGTCCTACCCCTGGTCCCGGCCCTGGCGCTGCTGGACCTGGATTGAGGCCAGAAGTGATGCCGGCAGCAGGGCTAGGCATTCCACCACCAGCTCCTACTCCACCTGGTATGCCAGCTGGTCCACCAGGGACACCACGTCCAGGAGCCCAAGGTGATACAGAAAGACTTAGAAGACTCGGTCTATTCGGACCTGGAGGTTAGTTATGGTATCGATGCAATTTGATCCAGATTTTGGTTGGATACCAGTAGATGCACAAGGGAATTTTGATGTTGCTGCAGACGCTGCGATAAACGCAGAGAGAGCTGCACGCGGCATCGATGTACGTGACCCCGGGATGATGTATCGCCCTGATGTGACGAAAACTCTGGGTGCAACGCCAGGTCAACCAGCGACCTATACAGCAGGATTCGGTCAAATAGCTGACCCACTTATCACGTTAGCTAACCTTGCAAAAGCTCCTGGAGCTATAGGCAGAGAAACTGGAAACGTAGGTAGTGGTGCGGATGCTTTGATGAAAGCTATCCAGGTAGCTGCCCAGGGGATGGCAGAAGCAGGTCAGCCCGATCCTCTGGCTGCAGCTCTCGCAACACAAGGTCTAACACCTTCTTACGAAGAGGAACCAGTAGCACCAGTAGCACCAGTAGCACCAGTAGCACCAGTGACTGGACCACAAGAAGGCGATGAACGCACTGACGATGCTGGTAATACATACACTTTCACAAATGGAGCTTGGACACAGACTGGAACCGGCGAAGGACGGATCGAAGGTGATGGTACTCTATCACCTTCTGGATGGACTCCTGGTTATGCAGAATTATGGAGAGAATTGAATGGTGGCAGCATAACTGACGTTAGAGAGATAGATCGATTGATCTCTGCTGGTGGATTCACTCCTGAAGAGAAAGCACAACTCGCTGAACGGGCAGCAATCGCTATTATGAATGGCGCACCTGCTGGGTCAGACATGGAAGCCGTTCAGATAGATCTGGAGAGTATCTGGAACAAGTTCGTAGCGCCTCATAGTGGTGCCCAGCCAGGGCAATTCACAGATTGGGCTTCTGGCATGGGTTGGACTGTTGTAGATAGTTCTATAGACCAGGAGGCAACTGGTCTTGGTAGCCTTGGAGATGTACAACCCGGCCAGGATGTAGGAGCTTATTGGGCTTCAATTTTTGAAGGTACGTTTGCTGGTACTGCAGGAGGTAGCTGGGAATCTAAGATAGATTCGATAGCAACTGCTCTCTATAAGAACCCAGATGTATGGGCTAGTAGACCAGGTATGGCTGGACTCAACCCTGAAAATTTTACCCTCCAAGAGATCAAACAATGGCTGACTGATACTGCGTGGGGGTCTATTCCAGAAGCTGAACGTACCAGGTTAACCGGGGCATACGGTGGAAATAGCCCGGTACCAGGGATGTATGACATCAAGGGCGCACCTAGTGCTGCCGCACCTAGTGCTGCCGCACCTGGTGCTGCCGCACCTGGTGCTACCGCACCTGGTGCTCAACCTGGTGCCCAACCTAGTGGGCCAACTCCAGTAACAGGACCTGGTGGAGTGCCGGTACCTACTCCTTCAGTTACTCCTCGAACTATAGAAGAGATGTTGGGGATGTACGTCGACCCGGCCGGGGAACGTAGTTTCAGCGAGATATATCCTGGTTTTGCAGCTTCTCAAGCTGGTTACGGAATGCCAACAGTGCAGCAAGCTTATCAACAAGCAGCTGCACCTTTGCAAACGCAATACAGTATGCAACTTCCTAATCTACTTAAAAATGTTCCTGGAGATGTACTGTCTGGGACTGGTATGAACTACCAGACCCCTCAGGAGTTCTTACAGAGTCTTGCTAGTGGTGGAGGGCGTGTATTAGGCGGTTCTGATCTCTTTGGTTCATTGCAGAATATTGGTCAAGCTTTATCAATGGATCCTACATCTCAAAGCTTTATGGGCATGGACCCAAATCAGCAACTTAAAACAGAGATGTATCAGAGTCTATTTGGAAAACCTGCCCAGCAAATAAGCGCATTTGCCCAGCCGTTCCTTATGGCTACTAGAGGAGCCCCAGAAGCCCGAAAAGCATTGACTGATGCGATATCCCGGGCAGGAGCTAGATTTGGATATCAGAATCCGCTAGGAGTAGATGGTCAAAGCTTCTTGCCGTGGGCCTTAGAACAGAACTTAATGGGAATCAAGGGTATGTTCACTCCTGGTAGTACAAGACAGAACCCGGGCTGGCAGAAGCCTTTAGCTACAGCTCCTGGTGTATTCTCTCAGCAATTCTGGGATAGTCCTCAGGGCATGAAGCGTCAGGAAGTAGACCTTGATCTTGGCATCTAAGAGTCTGGAGAGTATCTAATGGCTACCAATCCATTCCAAGATTTCATCAGTGGTGAGACCTTAGGATCTCAACCCAAGCTCAGCTATATGGCTAAGCTTGGGAGCCAGAGGCCAGAAGGGTTCGATCAGACTGAAGAAGCCAAACGCCAGGAAGAGATGTTTGGCAGTCCTTTTGGGACTAGCCCGGCATCGAAACGGTACTTCCAGGGTCAGTTCCAGAACATCTACAACGAATTCCTGGGTCTCCAGGGCCGTGCTCTGCAGGGAGGTCAATTGCCATCCCAGACTTTCAGCCAGTTCCTGGAGCAATTCCCGTTCACACAACGGTACTCGGCATTGCCACCAGAGATGAGCGGACGTGGAATAAGCGGATTCGCACCTAGAGTCAAGTTCTCGTATCTATAGATGGTTACACAACCACCACAACCTACCCCTGATCCTTTCATGGAAATGGTTATGGAAGAACTCCGTAAGCAAACGGAGACTCTTCCATTAGCTCCCCCGGGAGCATCTCCAACTCCGATGCCGCTTCCGTTATCGCCTGCTGGACCAACTACAGTACCCGGGGCGCCAACCGGGGAAGACCGGTTACAGCAGTTGATACGTGAAGCTGCACAAAGACGAGATGGTGCACAACCATCTGCTCCGATTGCAGCGCCTGATCCCAAAGCAGCAATGGATGCATTCATAGCTATGCAAGGCGCTGCACCTCCTGATCTTGGCATACCTGAGTTCATGCCTACAGTAACACCAAGGCCACGATTGACTCCTCAACAGCATGGAGCTCGTCTTCAAGAAGACGTCATAGCTCCTTGGGAGTTATTGGATGTATTTTCGGAGACAGGGTGGGAGCTGACAAAACAGATCCCTAAGATTGCAACTGGTCGTTGGGATGAATTAGAAGCACCTACACTATTCAGTCAAGAGTCCTACTTGGCAGGCGAGAAAGCTTCTATAGAAGCTTTCCAGTCTCGACCATGGTGGCAGCAGATCATTCTAGGGATTGCATTTGATCCATTTGGACCACCTATAGGTGCGGGTACAGCTGTTGCTACTACCAGGGGTTTGTTGAAGTTAGCTACTAGAGGAGTAGTTAAGGGCGCTGGCAAAATACCTTTCAGAAGCCGGCAATTAGCTGTAGAGCTTCTAGAGGAAACTGAAGATGGCATCAAGATCAAGCCTGATTTGGAGAAAGCTAACCCAGAGATCATTCAGGAATCAGTCAACAATATGCCACCCGGGAAGATCGCATTCATCTACGGAATAGCAGATGAAGATGCCGGCGCCTATGTCCGGTTCTTTGATGAAGCAGATCTTGCAGAATTCCAGAGACTAGAAGCTGACGGTCTGGGAGTCATACAGTACAAAGGTCAGAACAATGTAACTGATCGCTTCCGTACTTACCGGGAACGTGTCAACCGGATGAAGATGGACGAGGAAGCTGCAGTTCCATATGAACGAGCACCAGGTCCGGAGGTGGTTCCAACACCGGCTCCTGGAGCAGCTCCTCAACCAGCTCCTACGCCAGCTCGTGCACCAGCACGAGCGGATCAAGAGCCGTTATCTCTAGCAGAACTTGAAGATGAATATATAAGACTGGACCCACGTGTCGGTGAGTTAGAGCAACAAGCAGTTGCTGTTGGCGAACAATTCACTACTACCAAACGTCGATGGTTGAACTCCTTTAACGCTTTCTTCAAACAATATGATGACAAGTATGGTCAAATCCAAAATAGCGTTTTAAATAGATTGTTCCCGACTCTAAGGTTAGCTAAAGGTGGTCGTAGTTCATTTGAAGTATTAGACCCTCTTGCTGACGAGTGGAACCGTCAACTGACTATTCCTCTAGACACAGGTCCTGAAGGTAAAGTTCTTATTGACAATGTTATCGAGGCTATAAGGAGCGAAAGAAACCAACTAGCTGATGCTATAGCGATAGAAAACGAAGCTAGAGCTGTCAAACAAGAATTTACTCAGATCAAACGTCGGATGAGGGGTCAAGGGATCAAAGAGGGCGTGGGAGCTATCGACCAACCTCGTCTACGAACAGAAGGGGTAGTCGACGAGTTTGTTGCTGATCAAGCACGTCTGAATATCACAGAGATAGACGGTCCAAGTGGCTATCTTGCGCTACCGATACAAATGGCAAAAGAGAATAATCCAGCACAATTACTTCATCCATTTGGACGTCTTGTACGGTACCAGGGCAATGACCCAGATGGTGTAATGGATTCTGGTGTTCGAGAAGCATGGGAAGCTTGGATAGACCAATTAGGCACTGTCTACAATGATTTAGTTGGCACAGATGATGTAGCTGCTCGGTTGGTATTGAAGATTGATGACGGTCTACAAGCGATCCCGATCGATAGTTTGCCTACCAGACAGGTTATGAAAGAGCTTGATAATCTTCTGGAGTCTATTCGTAACGGGTTAGATTACACTCCTCCGGGAGGAGCAGCCCCGTCGCCCGCAGCAGCTCCAACTCCAGGGGAAACTCCAGGCCCTGTTACGGACTGGCTTCCTATCGAAGAACCACTCATATTAGATCTAGAGACTGGCCTCTTTAATGGAGCACCATTAGCTCCCGGGGACATCCTGATGAGAACTGGGATGCAACGTGGTGGGTGGACACCTGAAGAGGCAGCAGATTATGGCTATCTAATAAGAGTTCTAAAAGTAAGTACAGATGATCCTATTACACATGGAAACCTAGCGTCTGGTGTTACCTGGTCACAGAAAGACCCCCGAATGCGCTCAGGTTTCGTTACCTATGAACAGTTAGGCAAAGAGACTGGACTACCTGAAAAAACTTTTTCGCTAAGTCTAAATCCTTTAGCCAAAGCAGACCGTAGCCTTGGTCATATGTACAATGAGGTCTACCGTGTCTCGCGAAGTACACCTACTCCCCCGTCTCCAGCAGCAGCTCCTAGAGTCAGGGTAGTTCCTGAAGATAAGCCACGGCGAGTAAGGATAGTAGAAGAACAGCCTCATCCAGCAGAGCCAGTCATCATACCATCTACACCTAGCACTGCTGCTACAGGAATCCATCGTGTTTACCATGGTACTTCCCAGGTCTTTGATGCTTTTACAGAAGGTGCCCAGAGTATAGATTCTTTATATGGTCCTGGAGTTTACTTAACTGAAAATTCCTCGGTCGCTTCTAGGTATGCTGTTACTACAGGTACTCGTGGGCCCGTGCGTAATTACAGTGGTCAGGCTATAGATGCTACAACTGGCAGAGTTCTTAGTGAAGAAGAATTAGCAATATTAGAAGCTGGTGGAGCGCCTAATGTTTGGTCTGTAGATATTCACGTAGAGAAGTTTTTTGATATTGATGCAGTTCCTGATAAAGAGATCATGGATTACATACGTCAAAATGAAGATGCGTGGGCGGATGGCTTTGATTGGGCGAACTTAGATATCAAAGATATAGAAACAAATCATGATCTATATCAGGTAATGAGAGGACAATTCGGTAATAAGGCTGAAGTTAATGATTGGCTTATAGCAAGGGGATTTGACTCCATCACGCATATAGGCGGAGCTAGAACAAATACTGCACCGCATAGGGTTTGGATAGCGTTAAGTGGAGATGATACTCCTGGTCAGGTAATCCCAGCATGGGGGACAAGTGGGCCAGATGAGTATATTCCTCCTCCTTCCCAAGCAGAGATTGCTCCAAAGCCACCTGTTGAAGAACAAGCTCCAGGTGCAGCGATGCAGCAAGGATTCGGGATTGGAGAAGAAGCACCACAGGGCACGTTGGATATGGGTGCTGCTGGTAGAGGGGTTGAGCAACCACGTCTTGAGGGGATGGATCCTGATCAGATCGCCAAAAAGATTGAGATCAACGATCAGCGTAAACAAGGCCAGATGGAATTTGACGACATGGAAGGACTCGCTCAGCTCGCTCGTATCAATGGAGAACCTGGGACGCAGTATTTCCTAGAAGTAAACTATGGCCGGCCTACACCCTTTTCAACGGAAACAGTCGATGTACGCGGAGTTTCTAGAACACGACACGCATGGCAAATCAGGACTGATATGGTGGAGTCGCGCCGGGCTTTTCAGCAGGCAGGCAATCTAGAAGAATTCAATTTCCAAGAAGAGGTGGTTGGTTGGATCACTAAGTTTGACGATGAAGATATATATCGCATACACCACCTCGATATTCAACGCCGTAAGGGGGCAATAGGAACTGCATTAGGTAATGGTAAAAGTTTGCAGGGAGTTATGCGAGGCGTCGTCTGGGATGTCAACAATAACCGGATGGCTATTAAGATGGAGAATGGCGACATCATGCCGTTCGGTGAGCATGGTGGTGGTGGTGGAAGCTGGCGTAGACGCCATGCACGGGCTGATTACACCGGAGAGTCTGGTCAGCTAAGACTGCACCGGGATATCAACGAAGCGATCCTCGACCTCAGAAAGAGAAAGCGGTTACTCGAACGTATTGCCGGCGAAGCGAATCAACCGCCCAGGGCGGTTGCTCGTATGAGAGCCCAGATAGCTCAAGAGGCTGAGCGACTAACAGCTCTTTTGAACAATATGGTGGATGTTACATATCAGCAGATAACTACTGTACCGCCTGAACAAATACGCAGAGCAGCTTATGCAGAAACTAGTGCTGTGACTGCTGTGCCTGCTACTGAGCGGAGTGGTTTACTGATAGCTCGTGGAGCTGAAGCTGAGATGCAGGGAATGGGTCGTAATGTCACTGAGCAGGCATTAGAGGCTCAGCAACGTCTGGGAGACCACCGGTATACCAAGCAGCTCCTGGAACAGGTCATCAGAGACCAGGAAGAAGGCTGGGAAGAGACTGTTTCCATCATTCGCCAGGACCTGGAAGATGAGGCTAACGCTTTAGGCATACTTGCTGACTTGATGGCTGAAGAGGGTAGTGATGCTGCCAGGGGCCTGGTAAGAGGTCTACGAGACGAGATATATGACGAGATAGGTACTGTTGATCCCAAATTCCAGGGTGGTTGGGGCAGTATGTATGAGCAGGCTGGAGGAGGACGAACAGCTAGACCTTCTGGTGGATGGCCTGGTTCTGATCCTGAACTTGACCGACAGCTTGACGCGATCATGGAAAGGGCTGCTCAGAATGGAGAGCGGGTACAGTACCAGGGCGCCGGGCCCATGGCTGATGACGAGATCGGCCGGTTCGCTGATAGCCCTCCACCACCCAGGATACCTACTATCGTCTCGGAACCTGGACAAGGGTTCATTCGTCTTCCGAATGTCAGGCATATCAGAGAATTCCTTATGGAAGACATAGTTGACGAGAATAACCCTGTAGTCCAGTGGATATACCAGTACACACCCATGAACTGGGTAGATAAGTCAGTCAACGCTATAACTCCAGCTGCGAAGCTGAAGATAGCCTATATGATGGCCCAGGTAGCGGATGACCAGTACCTAGAAGTGGTGATGCAGGCTGTCTGGGATGCTTATGCCAAGAGTGCTCCACGGACATTCTTTGGCAAACGTATCACTGGTCCGTTACGGAAGTTGTTGCCAGGTACCGGGATCATGGACATCCCGATCAACTGGAAGACTGGTTCCTGGGGAGATAGTGGTATCCAGTGGAACGATATCTGGGAAAACTACAACGGTATCCATAAGGCTCATGTTGATAAGTATGCTGACCGGCTAGATGGTAAGATGCGTCACTTGATCGCAGAGTTCGCCAATATAGTTAACACTGAAGTCGAAAAAATACGGAAGGTAAATGGGCTCACTGAACGCCGTAGGTTACGACCAGTTAGCGAAGTATATATGCCGCGTAAGGGTGTCAGAAAATACGACGAAGCGACCAAACGCTATTACAACTTTGAGAAGCCTTCCAATCCTAACCACGAAAGATTATGGATGACAGCCCAGGACGTATACGAGAAGCACGGGATCGACTTTTTGTCGGACCCTCGTGCCGTTCTGGAGCTGCACGTTCGTCAGGCTCTGAAAGAGGTACGTCATCATCAGATGGAAGAGATGATCGAAGAGCTTGGTTTTGCAGTTAAGGTTAGCGAACTGGTAGATCCTGCTATCGTTTCTGCACGCGCTGACGCACTCGGAGCATGGCAAGCAGCTCAGAAAGCTCTCAAGGCAGCAGTCAGAGCTGAGTACGGTGAAGAACTGCAGACCCGGATCGGCAAGCTGATCGCTGATATGAACATCGACCTGGGACTAGATGCAGATATATCCCGGGCCCAGGCTGCTTTACGAGCTGAAAGAGGTACTGTACGCGCTGACCTGGCCGGCGAAGTCTTGAGGCTAACAGCTGACGAAAGCCGGGCCAAGATAGCTTTCTATCAGGCCCGGCAGAACTACAGAAAAGCTATCAATCGAGCACGAGATAGAGAATACATCCAGCTTACAGATGACCATAGCCCGTTATGGGGCGGTACTCTCAAAGCAGGTATTCACCCGATAACTCCAAATAGATTCAAGACTAAGTTCTTCCTGACAGAGGACGCACAGCATATTGAAGCTTTCATCAAGGGGCTAGATCCTGATAACGCTGGTGTAGCTGCAACTACTTTCAATACTCTGGCTAACACCAGTCGGTTCATTGCTTCTGTTGGTGACTTTGCGATGCCGTTCCAGCATCTACTGCCAGTGATGTGGAGACGACCGGATGCGTGGGTAAACGCTACTTTCAACCATTACCGTGCCTGGTGGGACCCCACAGTGCAAGCTAGGTTGGTACGGGATAACATCGATGACTACTGGGAGCTAGCTTTAAACGGCGTTCCGGTTGGAGACCCTGAGTTCTTTGCAGCTCTATCTCCAGGACAGGGCATTGATTTTGATGCATTCCTCCGGAGAATAGAAGCAGAAGGCCCAGAGAACATGAATAGTGCCAAGAGAGCGGCACTGCAACACGCTCGTGAGGGTCTAAGACTAAGTCGAGGTGTTGGCCGGCAGACATTAGGTAGGTTCCAGACCAGCTATCAAACAGGTCTAGGATTCTCTCGTGTACTGCTCTATAAGGCTCTCAAGAATAACAAGAAGTGGGCAGGCAATAAGAATGAGCTCTTCTCGTATATAAGGAACATGACTGGTGGCTTGGATAGCCGCCGGCTTGGCATAGGCCCAACCCAGCGAGGGATAGAAGGAATGTGGATAGCATTCTCTCCTCGATTGCTGCGTTCGACTCTGGCACTGACCAGTGATGCGATCCAGGCAATGGTCGCTGATCCTGGAGTTCTCCTTACTGGAGGTTTTGGACAAGTAACTGGAAGAGCTAGTGCTCGTCAGACTGAATCTTTCAATACCATCCGAAACATGATCGCTGGTGTATTCGGCTTGTACACCCTTGCAGGGTTAGGGATGGGTAAAGACTGGGACGAGATCAAGCAGGGCATGAACCCTCTGAATGGCCGGCGATTCCTGTCTTATCAGATCAATGGAGACTGGATAGGTGTTGGAGGCCAGATGAGAGCTCTGATGCAGTTCTCCTGGTCGGTCATGGGGTTGTTGTCAGGTCAACGGGGAGAATTCAGCGACTTGATGAGTACGAACATGATGAAGAATCCTTTTGTTTACTTCTTCATGAGTCGTGGTGCTCCTGGTATCACTCTAGGTGGTACTGCCATCGAAGCTGCTACTGATGATATTGATATCCTGCCATTCGATGATCCGGATGGTCCACTAGATTTCGTTACTCATTACATGGAGAACTCGGCGCCGTTCGCTTTGCAGCATTTCCTGGAGTCCAGGACCTGGGAATCAGCTGTTATGGAGATGTTCGGGGCCCGTGCCAGTTTCAACCCACGAGACCGGGCTGTGTCATACATTACCGGCGGTGAAGAAAGTGTATATGCAGATCAGCCGCCTATGATCAAATGGATGGTCAACGAGCTGGTTGATGACGGCACTTCTACCTTTGACAACATAGAAATGAAACGCAGGAAGGAGCTATTGAGTCTTCCTCGCAGCGGTTTGTCTTATATGCAGTGGAAGTCTGTCGAGGATAAGTTCTCTGGAAGACGGGGTCAGGCAGCTGAAGAAGAAGACTTTGGAAAGAACGATATAAACGATCCTGACCCGATGAAGCGTGCTATGGCCCAGTATTATGAGCTCTTCCGTCACCCACGGGTACGAGATGCTGAAGGCATCTCGATGCCTAATGGTGACGAGATCTTCAGTCGCTTATTCAGGGCTAAAGCTAACCTTGCAGTCGAGCAAGGCGGTTGGGGTTGGACAGTAGACCAGGCCAAACACGTCATCGCCAATACAAACCGAAGGCCGGTGCCATGGTTCGTGTTGTCTCAGGTTAGCGGGGCTCGCAAAGACAGCATAATACGCTCCCAGAGGATGCGTGAGCAGATGTTCATCGAGATGGGGCGTAAGGATCTAGCGATGATCAGTCATCGACTTTTCTATATGCTCCCGCCAGAGCAAGGAGCCTACAGTGAATCGGTCGACCGTCTGGTGGAAGGTGGGCCGCACGACTTTGGTCCATATATGTACGATGAAGCCTGGGGGCATCAGGAACAGAGACTCGAAGATATCCAGGGAGCAGGGGGAGCCCAAGGGCTACCGAATGTTGACATCGAGCGTATCGTTGCAGGAGCTCGATAAGCTCATGAACGAAGTACGCTGTCCAGGGTGCAATAAGAAGCTAGCTGACCACGTTGAGGGCTTGTTCATTACTAAATGTCCACGTTGCCATGAGACAGTGGTTGTTGACCGGAGAGAGAAGGTTGGCGTAAAGTAGGGCCAGCCGACATATAGTTAGTGCGCCGAGACGCCGCTTTGCACTGTGCCCAACGAGGTCAGTTTAAGCGGTGTTTTATTTTGTTGGAGGGTAAATATGGTTACACCTGGAGTCCCTGAAGAGACTCAAGCGGAGCTCGATCTCCCGGTTGACTATGATATCAATACGGAGCTTGCAGCTATAGAGGCAGCATCAGATCCAACTGCACAGTTGGACCTTGACGATATTGCTGCCCCTTTACTAGGTGCTGAAGAGGTTACAGATACTCCTGAGGCACCAGTAGATATCCCGCCTGAGGTCGTGGAACCAGCACCGGATCTACCCCCATCACCAGTACCAGCTCCTCCTCCTCCTACGCCGTCTGTATCTCGTACAGCTCAGGTAGAGACTCAGCAACAGTTAGCCTGGTATCAACAGCAACATCAACAGGCCCAGATGAAGCAGTACCAGGAAGAGGTTGCCCAGGCTGAATCAGCGTACAAAGAGAGACTGATCGATGAAGGCTTCATGCCTGATCAGGCGCTAAGGCTGGCATCTGAAGCTCGTCAGCACGCAGAACAGCAGCAGGCTTTGCAAATTCAGCATCAACAGCAACTCCAATTCGAGCAGGGTCGATACAATGCGGCCCGGCATTATGCCCGGCATTACAAACTGGGTATCACTGACTTAGAGGAGCTTGAAAAGTTACCTGATCCCCCAAGTATGGAACGGGAAGCTCGTCGGATAGCTGAGATACGCGAATTGCGAGGGAAGTACGAGCAAGTCGCAAAGGGCCGTGTGGCCCCGGCAGAATATGATTCAGGCGCAAGTTCGGCTGGAGCGTCCAGGAGCCGGGAACGGATCCTGGATGATTACATGGAAGGCCGCGTCAATCTCACGGCGGACCAGTATCACCGCCTAACGTCTAACAATTAGGAGGGCATAAGATGCCACAGACTAGTACAACTGGCTCACTGGAAAATGCCAGCCGCGAGATGATCACGTCGGCTCGGTACACGGAAGAACACAATGCACCCTGCATGGAACTGGTGGAGAAATTCACCCTCCAGAAGGGCTCAGACACTCTGATCGTCCCCAAGGTGGGGCAGATGACCGTAGGTGCCCTGGTGGAAGGCCAGGACCTGGTCGACGAAGAAGAGATCGGCATGAGCACGGTCTCTGTGCAGGCAAGTGAAGTCGGTGCCAAGATCATCATTACTGACAAGCTCCTGCGTGAGAACACTCAACAGATTTGGCAGATCGTCGGGCGTCAGCTCGGTGAGGCCATGGCCCGGAAGAAGGACGGAGATATCATCGACCTCTTTGGCTCTCTGAACGGCGGAACCAAATTGGGTGCTACTACCAAGAACCTTTCTCTTCAGAACACTGCAAGTGTTATCGGTACAGCTAAGTCTGAGAAGTACGGTTCGGATCTCCGGATGGTTCACCATCCAAACGCCATCCTCTACCTGAATAAGGACTTGACTGGCGTAGCACAGGGCACCATCCGTCCTATCCCAACTGGTTACTCTGAAGACCGCTTAGGCCCATTCTGGACCGGGCTGAGGATCTCTGGTGTTCCCATCTTTGAAGATGGAAACATTGAAGAGGACAGCTCTGGAGACGGGGTTGGTGCTATCTTTGATAAGGGCGCTATTGGCGTTCTGACCAGCGTAGCGATGAACCGGGAGCGCCAGCGTGACGCTTCTCTACGCGCCACAGAGCTGGTGATCACCAGTGATTACAGCGCATTCGAGATCGATGACAGCCGTGGTGCTGGGCTCACATACGTTGTCAGCAACCCGGCCACCAACGCTTAATAACTAGGGGGATTTATGCCGAGAGGTACAGGACCAGAGCTACGGGAAGAGCGACAATGGTTGGCCCAACAGGGTTTCTCCTGGTCGTTCATACAGAACAACCGAGAGAAGGCTACCTGGTACAAGCCAGATGGGACAGCCATACACAATCTGCCTGCTGATCCTTACCACATGAGGCGCTACCGGTCTAGAGGGTGGACATTGGTTCCACCTGAAACTCCGGAGGTTCCCCAGGAAGCGTTAGACGCACTCCAGCAACAGGTTGCTGTTGCTACAGAGTTGCTAGAGGAGCCACTTCAGGTGGCTCCTCATCAGCACACATATAACAGGGCTATGGGCTCTCCTTGCCGCACAGAGGGTTGCACCGCTGTGAGGACTACGGAGTACAAGCCTAGGGCCAAATAAGGGCTGTAACGATTCCCGAGGCCCTTAATATCGGGGATCGCAGGACTTTGAGCCTGTGAATAAGGAGAATAGAGATGGCTTTTCCACAAACAATCACCGGGAAATTCGGGTGGGAGAAACTAACCACCACTGCCCAGAAACATAAGCTGGGTACTCGTATGCAAGTCGCAGACCGCGAGTTCGTCTATGCAAGTACCGGCGAAGCTATCACTGCCGGGAAGTTGGTCATGGGTAAGGCAGGGACTGCTGCCCATCAGGTTGACCTAGCAGTCAGTGCTGGATCTGCTGGTGCTACGACTGTCACTCTCAGTGGTTCTTTGTCTATCGCCAAAGACCTCTATAAAGATGGCTGGCTTATCTTCAACGATGTCGAAGAAGAAGGTCATCAGTATCGGGTCAAAGGTAACACGTTGGTATCCAGTGCAACCGGGTGCGTAGTGACCCTCGATGAAGAAGATGGCCTGGTAGCTGCTATCACCACTTCACAGCAAGTCGGGTTATATGAGAACCCTTATAAAGCTGTTGAAACACAAGACGCCAATGATATCGACCATGCTCCTCTGGGTTGGACTTGCGTCGATATCGCATCAGGCTCTTACGGATGGCTCTGTGTTAAAGGGTTCACTACCGCGTTGATCGAAGGGACTCCAGGCCCTGGCCTCCCTCTTTGTGCATCTAACAGCGCTGATGGGTCGGTAGAGATACTGGATTCGGATGACGACGGTGAAGGCACTATCGTTGGCTACATGGGACCGATAGCTGGCGTGAACGGTGAATACGGACTTATCAAAGCTAACTTAGAGTAGGAGTATCTAATGCCTCCACGCAAAGGTGAAAGTAAGATGACTATGGCTCGTTTACGGAGCCTAGTAAATGCTAATGAAGTAGATACGATTGCTGCTGCTTTTGGTATCGGTCGTCCTGCACCTAAGGAAACTACTGGTGAGTTGAGGACGCGTAGTCGCACTGAAGGTCCCAAAGCTCCATCTGGGCCTGGTGGCCTCAGAGGCAGAAGCCGCGATGCTCGCAGAAAGGTAGACACAACTGCCGGGATGCGGACTCGTAGTCGCACTATGCCTAAGAGGGTTACAAAGCAAATAGCAAAGCGGGATCGCGGTGGGCCTGGTGGACGTTAGATGGTATTAGGCGTCTGGCTACCAGGCGAACGGTACCGGATATATGAGCCGGGGAATGGCCGTGAGATGACGGTTCATATCCCCGGCGCTGATTCCATCTATGACGTTGATGAGCTGGACGAGATATGCCACTGGCAGCGTGAAGAAGCTGAGAAAGAGTGGCAGAACAAAGTGGATAAGCCTCAGCTCACCAGGACCCAGCAGCATGACCTGGGTGGGACGTTGGTGGAGATCCGGGCCAGCAAAGAGTTCACGAAAGAAAACTTACACGGCAGGTATTGGTGATGCCCAAGGTAGGACGCAAACACTTTCCATACACAAAGGCTGGTTACAAGGCGGCTGCCAAGGCTCGCAAAAAAGGCGGGAACAAGAGCGCTACCAAACGTACTCCCAAGATGCGGCGTAGCTACTGAGGTGTTTAGATGCCGGTTGTCCAGGGTCGCACAAGAAAGCAGATACGAGTATCTGTGGGCTACAACCTACAGGCTCTTTATGTCTCATCGACTACTTCCAGCGTCGATACCACTAGCGTAGTCGACACTACTCTGCGCGGTGGTGATGACGCGCACAATGGGAAGTGGATGGTTCAGACCTCTGGAACTAACGACGAAGAGATCAGGCAGATATCGGATTACACTCAGAGCTCCACTGACATGACAGTGGCGCCGGCCTTCTCTAACACTGTAGCTTCTGGAGTCACATACGAGCTCTGGAGCGAAGCATACAATCCAGCTCGTATCAACGAGTTCATCGACCAGGCCGTCGTCGAGGTGACTGGCCGGGTCTATGACCCTGAGACTGACGTCTCTCTCCACACAGACGGCACTACCACTACGTTCTCTATTCCTTCCCAGTTTGCCATGCTGAATAAGGTAGAACAGCGGAAGACTGTGACCTCGACCAGGATTCATGAGTGCGGGGCCACATTCGACGAGAGGACTGACGGTGATTTCACCCAGTCCCTGGACACTCAGGACAAACGGCAAGGGAGCCAGAGCCTGAAGCTAACCATAGCGTCAGGGGCTAGTGCCGGTGATTTCATCACTGATTCCATCACCAGCAAAGATATCTCTAAGTACGACTATATCGAGATGTGGGTAAAGAGCACTGTTGCTACCAGCTCTGGGAATCTGAAACTTCTCCTGGACGATTCTACGAGCTGCGCTTCTCCTCTGGAGACGCTCTCCTTGCCGGCCCTATCAGCTGATACCTGGACCTATTGCCGCATGGCCTTGTCTACCCCAGAGCTCGACACCGCGATCATCAGTGTGGGTTTTGAGTATGACTCTGACCTCGGCGCCTGTGTGGTCTGGATCGATGACATCAAAGCCGTCATCGATGCCAGTGCCCTCTGGGAGAAACTTGACACTCGTCTCTGGAGTATAGATAAGAACAATCGAAAGTTGGTCTTTACCCTGGACGGGAGAGCGGTTGCCAGGTATAACCTTCTCCGCCTGACCGGAGGAGACCAGCCGGCGATAATGACTGCTGATAGCAGTACCTGTGAGATTGACGAGGGTTACGTTATTGCGAGGGCTACGGCCCTAGCCTTGTCGGCCTCCTGGGGTCTTCCTGACCCTGGAGAGGCCAGGCGTATGGCCCAATTCTGGATGGCCCTCTCTGAGCAGGCTAAAGCCAGGATGCCGATCCTCCAGGGCGTCCGGACGGTCGACTGATGACGCAGCGAGTTATCCAGACTGACGAGATATCCTTGAACTCTGTCAGGTATCCCATAGAGGGCCCTGTAACAACAGTGCTGGCTTCTATATACCCATCTAAGGTGGTTCTAGGGGATACGACCAAAGATAGCCAGTTACGGGCTTCTGTGGCTGCATGGGGTGATTTCCGTGGGGGTATCGGAGCTGAAGAGGTTGTGTCTATCGAGGACCCGTTGACCCGGGCCTGGTGGAGCGACCTGAACCTCAGGCACCAGGGCCATCTGGTCATGGCGCCGCTTACATCTGATGCTTCTGAGAACACTACGTCCATCATCGGAACTATCATCGAGTTCAAGAATGAGATCTACGCTACGTCTAACGATGACAGCTCGACCACGTTGCACAAGTACGATGAGGTTACCAGTACCTGGGGCAGTAACCTCCAGACCATGGATGCAGATGCTACAGATTCCCTGGCTATTAGCCTGGGAACCACTGATTACATGGTCATCGCCACCGGGAGCTCTTACTACTACTCGACTGATGGGTCATCGATCAGTACAGATGCTACCAATGTAAAGTATCTTGCTGACTGGGATGACCGGCTCTGGGGCATCGATGCTGACGGTCAACTCTGGTGGGCCAATGTGATAGGTACTGAGATCAATGATGCTCTTCTGCCATTGTGGGCCGGGAATGATGCAGTCGCAGACCTGTTCGTAGCTAGTAGTGGTTCAGGGGAACCTATCTTGTATGCAGCTACGCGCCGTGGGCTCTGGGCCCACGACGCTCAGAACAGTCGTTTCGTGCAGACAGAGCTCTCTCTGCCATTTCACCCGCAGGCCGGCGAGGGCTGCGTGAGATGGCGGGACTCCATCTACTACCCGGCAGGACTGGGTGTATACCGGTATACCCCCGGCGCCTCGACCACATTTGTCACTGCCATGGGTCCAGACCGGGACGATGGAGTGCCCAAGCTTTACAAGGGTTCGATCACCGGGCTGATAGGTTCTCAGAATGACTTGTTCGCCATGGTAGATGGCTCGGCGCCTCCAGCTGAAGACCTGACTGTCCTGGGAACTGACAGCGCGATCGGTGACTCTCCTGTTGCTGAAGGCACTGGATACTCTTCCATCATGGCCTGGAACGAGCAGGGATGGGAGGTGCGGTGGGTTACTAGTAACGCGCAGAACAACCAGATGCCGGCTGGACTGGTCTCCAATGCCTATTCCTCTCCTACAGCTAAGAAAGCTACCAAGTACCGGTTGTACTGGGCAGAACTCCGTACTCTTCATTTCCAACAGCTTCCAGTAGCTGTCGAAAACCCCAGGCAGCTGGGCACGTTTTCTTACGCAGCTGCAGGCACTCATATCACTCCATGGTTCTCTGCTGGGCAGGCTGAAGTCGAGAAACTGGCTTTGCGGTTGAAAGTGGAAGTCGAGAGCGCTTCTTCTTCTGAAACAGTTGCTTGCTACTACGCCCTGGACGGTGATGACTCGGACTCAGCATGGGTGCTGCTGACTGACACTCATACCAGTGATTCGACCTTCTCTGCTAGCAGTGACAAGATCACTGGGTCTGGTATAACCACGTTCTTGTTCGGGGGCGTCAGTGCCCCAACTGGTACTGCGTTTAGAAGCATACGGTTCAAACTGATACTAGCTCGTGGGAGTGACCTCAGTAAGAGTCCGGATGTGCGGTCAACCACTCTGGAGTTCAGAAAGAAGCTGCCGGCCAAGTGGGGCCATTCGGTGACTGTGGATCTGCAGCAGCCGTATGGCGGACGGAGCACTAACGAGCTCCGTGCCGCTCTAGTTACTGCAGCTGAAGCTACTGCCCTGGTGGAGTTCACTTTCCGGGACGACGGTAGCAACGAACGTAACTACTATGTTGATGTCTCGGCCGTAGAAGGGCTGGAGTTTACCGGTCACAATGAAAGCGGGACTACTAAGGTGCTCCTGGTGGAGCCATGAGATTCGACACCGGGACAACAGATGTCCCTGGCGCCGGCACCAGGGTTCAGATCAGCAATACGACTGATCGGATACTCTGGATCAAAGTATCAGCTAGGACCGGGATCTCTGGAGCTCTGTACTTTGGGCGCTCAGATGTAGCAGCTGCGAACGGGTACGAGCTCTCGGCCAATGATTCCCTGGAGATGGACTTCAGACCAGGGAGTGAAGCTTTCAGTGCTTTCTATGTGGATACAAGCGCAAACGGGAACGACCTAGACTGGGCCGTCATACTGGAGCATTAAATGTCAGACATTCATCTATCAGGGTTCTTGTTCAACGCCTCTGGAGCTGCACTTGAATCAGCTACTGTAGAGGCATTCGCCAAAAACACAGTCACTGAGACTGGCGGTACAGCTGCAGCTAGCACCACCACAAACAGCTCTGGCTACTACACGATGACAGTGACATCAGACAACGAGTACGATGTCCGGATCACTAGTGGTAACAGTGTTCGGTGGCGCCGGTTCGATGACCGGGTACAGATAGAAGAGATCGAGGTATCTACCCTCAATATCAGAGAGGGTGCCACAGCCCAGGTCTACACGATAGCTCCTGGAAGTATCAGCGCCGATAGGACGCTGACACTTCCTGCTGCAACAGGTAATGACACTCTGGCTTCTCTCGGATTGGCCCAGACATTCTCTGCGGCTCAGACGTTCACTGGCGCGGTGACTGTTGGCTCTGACGGGAGTGGTGCCGATGTCATCTTCTACTCTGGCACGGCTGGCGATAACCTGACCTGGGACGCTTCTGAAGAACTACTGACCATCACCGGAACCAACGGGGCTACTGCCCTGAACGTAGCAGATGGTAACGTAACTATCGCTGACAACCTCACGGTATCGGGGAACCTGACCGTAAGTGG